GGTAAGCTCACCAACGATTTCAGTGTCAGACTTAGAGACGACGGTAAAAGTACCGTGGATCTCCATGGTTTCTCCCTCTTCGAGCGAGTTGATCGATTCGTCGAGGCCGTCCCGCTTGAGTGTGATCGAGTCCATAGATGGCGACTTTCGATGGAGGATTTCCCGCGATCCTGCTCTTTTACAACCGAAAGTCGCACCGACCTTATGCAAGACACTCAAGGGCGGTGGTTGCCCGATCTTTCACCACGAGGGTTCGAGGTATTCAACTCGTATGCCAGATACCTCATGGTGGACGGCCCTCGTAAAGCGGGTAAATCGCTTGCGATTGCGCATCGTGTTGCACGCCACCTTTTCGAGAACAACAACGCCACCGTTGGCATCATTGCTAAGACCCTGAAAAACGGGAAGGTTGGCGTATGGTCTGACCTCACGAAGACCATTCTGCCTCAGTGGATGGACGCCAAAATCGGCATGAAGTGGACCAAAGAGCCCACCATGGACGTGGCGACCAAGATGTCATACGCCCGAGTCAGGAACGCCTATGGCGGCGAATCTGAGGTTCAGCTGCACTCTCTTGAAAACGTCTGGGAAGCATCAGCCAAGTTCAAGGGGACGCGCTTCTCGCTGCTGTGGCTATCGGAGGCTGATCAGTTCGAGGACCGAATCGTGTTCGACGTTCTGACTGACCAGCTGCGTGTCGTTGAGATTCCATACGAGAACCACCAGATCATCGCCGACCTCAACCCGCCTGAGAACGGAGTGAACCACTGGCTGGCCGGAATCTGGCTCACACGCAAACCGAGCGACAACGAGCAGTTTGAGTCACAGTTCCAGCGCATCCAATTCAGTCTCAACGACAACACGTTCCTAGATCCTCGGGAGAAACAAGACCTTATCAACAAGTACGCCTACGACAAGCAGCTGTATGCTCGTTACGTGCTTGGAGAATGGGTTGAGGACGTTAGCGATGGACATTTTGCAGACGTCTTCGTGCCGAGCACTCATGTCGTTGGGAACGTGACAAGCGCAACTGAGGATGACCACGAGATCATCGTGCCTCCAAAGAACTGCTTCGAGTTGTTTACTGGCTGGGACTTGGGTGACGTGAACCACGCCTGCTCGATCTCGTGCAAGCGGATTGGAGACGACGGAAATTCAATCTTCGACATCCTCGACGAGGCAGTGGTTATCGACCGAAAGGTGTCGATCGCTGACTTCACCGAGTTGGTCATGGAGAAAATGCAGTGGTGGGAGGATTACCTCAAGGACACCCACGGAACAGCCAACGTGCTGTGGCGTCACTGGTCTGACAACTCTGCTTGGCGATACCGAGCAGCCTCAGACGTGTATGACGAGCTTGTTGTGCGGCAGGTATCGCAGGGTAAGATCGTGCTGCACGCCGTCACAAAAGGCTCTGGAAGCGTGAAGCAGCGTATCGGACTTCTGAAGAAGCTGCTCTTCGATAGGCGCGTATTCATATCGGCCCAGCTGCACAACACGATCAAGATGGTCCGAGAAATGAAGCCAGGTCCAAACCGGGCCGAGCCAATTCGAGATGGAGACAAGAACAAGCACATCTTCGATGCTCTCACCTACATGCTCATCAGCGAGACACCCATGGATGTAGAACGACGGGCCATTACAGTGTCCAAGAAGCCGACGGTTGTTTTCACCCAATGAAGCTCACCTACTGCAACGATCGAGACATTGAACTGTGGGTGGTCAGCGACTCCGGCTGGTCCATGCCAGTCAAGTGTCATCACTGCGTTATGGACGATGTTGGTTACGTCCACGTCATCCCGGCAGTGCCGCTTGGTTTTGCTCAGTCTGGTGAACTGGAGAGGGTTCTGTCGTGCAGGGGTGCGACCACTCTGAAGTCTGGTTGGCTCTTGGAGGTTAGCTCGTTCATTCAGGTTGCCTCCAAGGCTGGAGGAATCACGCCAGAGTTCTACTACATCTGGGACGGGTGTCAGGCAAAGCGGCCTACGATTGAACCTGAGCAGGTTAAGCAACCGAAGCAGCCGAAGAAGACTCATTCATCCGACCCGTTTATCGATCACGTTGCGTCAACTTCAGGCATCAGCAAAGATCTGCTGGTCGTCTCATATTTAGCGATTGCCCAAGCGATTCCAGGATGGCTGCTTGCTGGCAACACGTTGAATCTCGGATCGATTCGGTTGGCCGCGGTTCCGTACCGCCGCAACTGGAAGGAGATCGTCCTTGCACGCTACCCAACACTGCGCAAGACGCTCATGGTCAGAGAACCCAAACGCTTGATGTCAATGGCATTCACGGCTGCATCAAGGATCGTGAGGTTGTCTGAATTGACGGAGTGCCGCATGCGTCGAGGAAACCCGCTTTTCTCCTGGACCGTCGAAGTGCTGCACAACTCAGACTGGGAAAAAACATGCGACGATGTAGAAGGAAAGGCATCCGCACAGCTTGGACCAATACCATACGTCAAACGCTGGGCTAACCGTGTTTCACAGATTGAAGATACCGTTTATGAAATCCTCTCTGCTCACATTCAAAAAGAGACTTCGCCGACTTGCAGAATACTGTGGCGTCGTGGCCAGCGGGGTATGCAGTTTGTTCAAGCATCTCCCACTGTCCTTGGCCCTGCCACGATTCTTGAATGCGACGAGGGCAGCGACAGCAGCGTTGATGATTTCCTCGGAATCGAGGACTCCGCGAAGTATCTGGAGGAAAAGGCTGAACGCCTGTTCAAAATGTCCGCTTTACAACAAGCGGATGAAGACATGCGGACACCACGGGGAGACGATGAAGCACCGGGATTCGGGTCGTGCAACAGTGGGGTGCTGGTGTTACATACCCCTCGCTGCCAAGTTACTGGACAAGGAGTGCTGGCTAGTGGAAATGAACCTCAAGACAACCTGGATCAATGACACCAATCCCAGCTGAACAAAACGACTCCCCTGCTCATCCCGCACGGCCAGTGGGCGGCAAGCCTCCGATCTCCATGGCGGTGGCTGAAAAGGCGGCCCGCGAGGCTGGGTTCAATATCATTGACGCCAAGCAGCTGAAGGCCGCCGGCATCTTTGGCGAGTTCGTATCTCAGGTTGGAGCCATTCATCTCGGCCGATCGAGACTTGCCATGAATCTGGCACGAACCGACAAGGCCATGGATTTCTGTGAATCTGCGATCGAGAACCGAGAGTTCCCTGATCCAGAATCAATGATCGGAGTGATGAAAGTACACGCGTCACTGATCAGCGAATCTAACAAGGCGGCCGAGCTTCTGATCAAGTCGGCCCAGCAGGCGGCTGAGACCGCCAAAGCTGAGGCTATGGTAGTGTTGCCAGGATTCGCTCCGCGTGCTCAGGTTGGCCCAACGCAGGTCAACGTGATGGTTAACGCCAGTAACGGCGCGGCCGATACTGTTGAAATCAAGGAGAACTGAACCATGCCAGCAATCAAGGGAGTCAAACGTCTTCCGTCCGGTGGCGTCCTCTATCGGGGCGAGCGGTTTCCCGGTTTCAACAAGCCCAAGGCAGCCCCTGCCGGAGACACCCACAAGAAACGGGTGCTCGCCAAAAAGGGCAACAAGGTCAAGGTCGTTCCGTTTGGCCACCGCGGGTACAGCGACTTCACTAAACACAAGAACCCCAAGCGCAGAGCCAACTATCTCGCTCGCTCAGGAGGCATACGCAACAAGAGCGGCGAGTTGACCAAGAACGACAAGTTCTCCGCGAACTACTGGGCGAGAAGGATTCTCTGGTGAAAGTTGCATCCAAGTCCAACCCGTCTCTCTGGAGCCGGATTGTCCGCGAGGTGAAGGCGTCGTCGAAAGGCGGCAGGCCCGGACAGTGGAGCGCCCGCAAGGCTCAGATTGCAGTGAGCCGCTACAAGGATCGTGGCGGTTCATACAAGGGTTCCAAGTCTCCGTCGAACAGCCTGTCCAAATGGACTCGTGAAGATTGGGGGACCAAGAGCGGCAAAAACTCCGTCGTCGGCCGCGGTGCCACAGGAGAGCGATACCTGCCGCGAAAAGCTCGAGAAGCCCTGAGCGACGCTGAGTATTCCGCAACAAGCGCGAAGAAGCGTGCCGGCATGAGGGCTGGTAAACAGTTCGTTCGCCAGCCTGATTCTATCGCTCGCAAGACCGCCAAGTATCGCGACTGAGCGACTCCGACTTTCGCCTCACACGGAAACCGTGTAGGCACCAAACGATTTATGGCTACGACCACCATCTACAACAAGGCTCTGGAGCAGATCATCTCCGGGACCATGACTCTCGCCACAACTCCTGCCGGATCGACGCCCCCTTACAAGGTGCTGCTTCTCGGATCGGGCTCGAGCTACACGCACTCCAAGGCTCACGTCTATCTGAGCGACGCGCTCGCTGCTGGTGCCGTGGAGGCGTCTGGGTCTGGGTACGACACTGGTGGCAAGACCCTCGGAAACATTTCAACCACGACCAACCAGTCCGGCAATTTCGTGCAGGTTGAAATCAACGACGTGCAATGGGGCACTGGTGCTGGCGGTTCCACGATCACCGCGAAAGGCGCGTTGATTTACCTGCCCACTGGGAACCCGTCCAACAGCCCGCTGCTGGCGTACATCAACTTCGACGGAACTGTGTCGTCCAACGCATCGGTGTTCACCATCGACTTCCAGACCCCTCTGAAGTTCCAGAACTGAACATCACATGGCTAACCTGATTGCGTTCGCGGGTTACGCCCGTGAAGGTAAGGACGCCGCCGCGACGAGGCTCATCAACCTCGGATGGGAGCGCATTGCGTTCGGTGACATCATCAAGCGCCAGATCGACTCGCTGGTGCAGCAGCATCTTGGGTTCTCGGCATTCACTGAGAACGACACCCAAAAGAAGCAGATCCGCCCGATCTTGGAACAGTGGGGCGAGGTGAACTACGACGGGGTGATGAAGGAGTTTTTCGGCTCTCTTCCAAACTACGCCGTGAACACCCGGCTGGTTCGCCTGCGTGAGGCCAAAGAGTGGATCAAGCGAGGCGGCATTATCCTACGAATCCGACGCCCCGGAGTGGAGCCTGCAACCGACTGGGAGAGAACCCGCCTACAGGAGCTCTACGACGGAGGCGTGATCCACGACACCATCATCAACGACTCGTCGCTCGATGTGCTGTGGGACCGGGTCGGCCGCTTCGCTGCTGCTGGTGACGCATACCTCCAGACTCGTTAGGTGTTGACTCACGGTGTTTTACACCTACTCTTGGCTTGGCGCTAAGCTAAGTCATTCAAAACCATGTCTACACCACTGTTTCGCAAAGCAACCCGCGAGAAGGTCTTCCTGAAACTCGCGGTCACCGGTCCGTCTGGTTCCGGGAAAACGTACTCGTCTCTTCGACTCGCTCGAGGACTTGTTGGCCCTGCCGGCAAGATCGCCCTCATCGATACTGAGAATCGCTCTGCGTCCCTGTACGCCGACCGATTCGATTTCGACACGCTCGACATCGCTCCTCCGTTCGACAACGAGAAGTTCATCGAGGGAGTCAACGCGGCTGTCGAAGCTGACTACGGAGCCATAGTTATCGATAGTGCGTCGCACTTCTGGGAGGGAATCCTTGATTACAAGGACAAGCTCGATCAACGCGGCGGCAACTCCTACACCAACTGGAAGATTGCCGGCGACAAGTTCGGCGGAATCGTCAAGGCCGTGCTGCAGTCTCCTGCCCACGTCATCTGCTGCATGCGCTCCAAGATGGACTACGTTCAGGAGAAGGACGACCGAGGCAAGACCCAGATCAAGAAGGTCGGCCTGGCTCCGATCATGCGTGACGGAATCGAATACGAGTTCACCACGGTGTTCGATGTGGCGCTGAACCATCAGGCCGCTGTCTCCAAGGACCGCTCTGGCCTCTTCGTCGACAAGATCTTCCAGATCACCGAGGAGACCGGTGCGCAGCTTGAAGCGTGGCGTCTGTCCGGTGGTGAGCCTGTGTGGAAGACGCAGTTGACCGCCGTCATCGGAGCTAATGAACCCAAGGCCAACACGTTCCTCGTGACGCTTGGGTGGATCAAGGAAGGCCAAACATTCCGAGATCTGTCCGTAACCAACGCGGAGAAGATCCTGTCAAATACGGCCGCCTTCCTCGCCAAGGCCACAGCCTAACCGCGATCACCCATGAGAACGATACTCGACGCGAACGGGCTGGTCCATGACGGCATTCACCATCTGCTGGACGAGCGGGTGTATCGAAACGACCCTGCAATCGCCATCTCAGACCTCAAGGAGATGTCGCTGTCTCCGCTTCACTTCTGGTCCAAGAAGTTCGGCGGATATCGCGCTGAGCAAACCGAGGCTCAGGAGATCGGAACGCTGACCCACCTTTCAGTTCTTGAGCCTGAGGAGTACGCCAGAAAGACGGTCCTCAAGCCGGCTGACGCTCCCCGGAAGCCTACTGATGCTCAGCGTAACGCCAAGAAGCCGAGCGAGGACACCATCGCAGCCATCAAGTGGTGGGACGATTGGAGTGCCGCCAATGCTGGGAAGACCGAGCTTTCTCAGGACGAATCGACCCAAATCGCCGGTATTACTCAAGGTGTCATGTCCAATTCTGACGCAGTTCAGCTGATGGATGACGCTTTGAAGGAGGTGGCCATGTTCAAGACGATCGTCGTCAATGGAACAACCATCCGAATCAAGGGCAAGGCTGACATCATCTGCTCAAGCGGTGGCAGCGATTCGGAGGCGATTGCGGACCTCAAGACGGTAGACCGCGGATACGCAAACCCAGACGACTTCTCGTACTCAATCAAGAAGTGGGGGTACGCACAACAGGCAGCGTGGTACATCGACCTGTACAACATGTTGACCGTGACCGACGATCCGTTCACCAGTGATGTAAAGAAGAGTCGGTGGGTCTTCATTGTGGCGGAGAAGTTGCCGCCATACGTGTGCATCACACTCGAGCTCGATGAGGACTCGATTGAGGTGGGCCGAGCCATCAACAAGCGGCACCTCGAAACACTCGCAGAGTGCTTCAAGACGAACGTCTGGGAGCGTCCTCTAAATGGAATGCGCGGTCGTGTATCCATTCCTGAATGGGCCAGAAAGAAGAGTTAACAAAAACCTGCATACGTTGTGGGCGCACTCAGCCGACCAAGAACTTCTGGTCGGGCAGGCCAACCTGCGTTGAGTGCGCCCGCAAACTTTGGTACGCGCCCAAGTGTAACGCCGATCCACGTCGCGGACCCAACTGGCCCATGATGGAGCGTATGTGGAAGGCCGGTCTTATCAGTTACCCACCTGAAGCATTCACCGATGATCCAAACCCCAAGTGACTACTGGCACATCGCCATCGACCCGGGAGCCTCAGGCGGCATTGCATGGAAGAACGGCGATGGGCCAATGACCGCGGTGCCCATGCCTCAGGAGCCGACTGACACGGTCAAGCTCTTGAGCGATCTGGTGCTGAAGGGTTACACCGTTCTTCACATCGAGCAGCTTCCGCGGTTTGTTCCAATGGGCGGTGGCAAGGGCATACCCGGCTCCATGGCCGCGGTGATGTTCGAGAACTTTGGAATCGTCCTTGGGGCCGCCATGGCCCTCGGCTACCGCATCGAGCGCGTTCCTCCGCAGACGTGGCAGAAGGAACTCGGCCTCGGAAACTCCAAGGGTCTCTCGAAGACAGAGTGGAAGAACAAGCTCAAGGGCCGCGCCCAGGAGCTCTTTCCAGGCATTCCGATCACGCTCAAGACATCGGACTCCCTCCTGATCTGGGAGTATGGACGAAGACACTGTTGACAGGCTGTCTGCGGTGTATTACAAGGTCAGTGTCCTCGGCGATCGGTGAGAGGAGAGTCGAGGGTGTTCAATAGGCGCGGTTCAATCACAGTTTTTTGCCCCACGTTTTCCGAGGTTTCGCTGATCCGCCCCAGCGATCTCTCCCCCTCGGACTACGTGGGGCTCTTTTTTCCCGTTCACTGAAACGGGCTGTTTCAACGACCGATGAAAACCATCATCCGAGTAAAGCGACAGCAGGGCGGATTCACCATCATCCCAAACGAACTTCTTCGGAAGAAGATGTCTCTTCGCGCCAAGGGGCTCCTGTGCATGATCCTGTCCAATATGGACGAGTGGGTGGTCACCAAGTCGTGGGTAACTGAGCATTGCTGCGAGGGGCGTGATGCCATCGCAGCCGTGTTCAATGAGCTCAAAGAGCTTGGGTACGCATCCCTTGAGGAAACAGAAACGGCCGCTGACGGAAGGTTTTCCAATCGAATTTGGACCTTTACCGACACTCCCACCGTTGACTGGAAATCCGCGCAAAACACCCCTTTATGCGCGGAAAACCAGTGCGGGTTTCCAGTAACTGGAAAGCCGTCACCTAAGAATACTATAGAAGAAGACCATAAGAAAGAGAGCGGCGGTGCCGCGAAAGAGCGCCCGAGGAACGAGCTTGCAGACCATCTGGCCAAGGCTTGCGGATCGGACGTGGCACGCATGACCGAGGGCGAGTGGAAGCGGGTGGGAGTTGCTCTGGCTGGAATCAAGAAGGTCGAGCCCAGTCTGACCAAGGAGATGATCGATGCCCACGTCGCTGGCTATCGGCGCATCTTCCGCGACGCCATCCTGACTCCGCTGGCCTTGATGAACAACTGGGGCGCTACAGCCCCAATGGCGCGTCCTGATGCCAAGTCCGCTGTCTCCACACCGGACGAGCTTAAAAACCTCGTGGAGCGGCTTTCTGGGCACGTGGCGAACCCTCGGCATGAGGCGATGTTCGGAGATCTGGTGACCGAAGCCCAGAAGCAGGAGTTTGCGGCCATGAAGGAGCGGTACTTCCAACTCAAGGCCCAGCTTGGGGGAGGCACCAAGTGAGAGAGCCTCCGTTCTCGCAAGAGGCCGAACTTGGCGTGATAGGGTGCTGTTTGCTGAACAACAACGCCATCGATGACGCGATAAACGGTGGTATCAAGGCGGACTGGTTCTACGATGTTCGATGCCATGACTTGTGGGAGATCATCATCAAGATGCGGGACGACCGCATTCCGATCGATATGGTCACGATCGCGAACCGGCTCAAGGGCGACTCATTCAACCGTGTCGGCGGGATTGCGTTCGTGTCTGAGGCGATGGACGCTGTTCCGAGCGCATCAAACCTCCCCTACTATCTGGACATTGCACGGGACAAACAGCGGGCCAGAAAGCTCATTGAGATCTCGCAAGAGGCCATAAACACGGCCTATTCCGGGGCTTCCAAGGTGGACATGGTGCTGGACAGTTTTGAAGCCAAGCTGATGGGGATCAGGAATGAGCACTCCGTTGACAGCGACTTCACCGCCAAACAGATAGCCACTTCAGCCATCGACCTCATTCAGGAGCGGTGTGCTGGAAAGAGCGACGCTATCCCAACCGGCTGGACCTTCATGGACAGAATCCTCAGGGGAGGGCTGAGGCCGGGCCAAGTATTCGTGGTTGCTGGTCGCCCGGGTGCCGGCAAGACGGCGTTCACCTTGAGTCTTTTGACCTCACTCTGCTCAAGCGGCGTGCAGACGGGGTTCGTGAGCCTCGAGATGAGCGCCGAGGAGGTGGGCATGCGAATGCTGGCAATCGAGTCTCAGGTGGATGTCGGGCGGTACGACGAGCGTAACCAGCCGAACGAGGGCGAGCTCAGGAAGCTGACGACAGCTACAAGTCGGCTTGCCCGTCACAAGATCATGGTCAACGACAAGCCCAACCAGACCGCTCAGAGCATCGCTGCCAAGGCGCGTCGCTGGGTTCGATCTTCAGGATTGAAGGTACTTGCGATCGACTACCTGCAGTTGATCACGGCCTCTGAGGGCAAGGAGAGGCGCGAACAGATCGATGCGATCAGCCGAAACATGAAGCTGCTGGCCAAAGAGCTCAAGATACCGATCGTGCTTCTGGCCCAGCTGAACCGCGCCATTGAGCGTGATGGAAACCGCAAACCTAGGCTCAGCGATCTGCGCGAGTCAGGTGCCATTGAGCAAGATGCTGACCTTGTCGGCATGCTCTACCCCGCTGAGCAACAGGACTCAGAGGCCACCCAATCTGGACCGAGGAGAATCAACCTGTTCATCGCCAAGCAACGGGCGGGGCAGGCAGGGGTGGATATCCCGTTCAGCTTCAGGCCAGAGCTCACACGATTCGACCCAACATCACTATTCGACGAATGAAAATCAGATCCTACCAAGAGCGCGTCTACAACTGGCAGCGCGATGTCGCAGCCCAGCCCGTTACGAAGACGCCAACGCAACGCGATCCCGAGTTCTGCAAGAAGCAGTTGGGGTTCGTGAAGTCCGAGTGGTATGACGAGTACATCATCCACGCCGCCACCTACAACGAACTGCTCAGTTCGGTTCCAGCACTGTTCGAGGAGGGTATCACCAAGAAGATCGACAACATCCGGGAAAACATCGCCGATGATATCGGAGACGTGGCTTTCACGGTTCTCGGCCTTCTTAACGCCTACGGCGTCATGCTCGACAACATCTCGTTCTCGAGATCAACCGACATGAACGTGCTCGCCCTTGAGAGGCGTGTCGACCTGTTC